CGGATATTGAGCCAATAGGTATTTTGTCTAATTGTTCCTTGGAGCATTGCGCGCGTATTCAAATTTGCGCAACCTTCAGGCATCGTTATCTTAACTGGTTTTAAGCCAATAGTTTGGTTATACTGTAGATTTTCTGGTAGGTAAACCTTAGTTTGCGCCAAATCTTTTCGATTATCATAGTTCAGTCCCTCTGGTGCTTGCAAAAGCGGTACGAGAGTCTTACTAGTTAACCATTGTGTGGTCTTATAAATCGCAATCAATCCAACAACTCCTGTCAAAATGCCAAGAATCATTTGACAATATTCCCAGGACTCATCATCTATCCATCGTGTTCTGTTATACCAAGTATCTTCCAGACTGGAAGCCATTGATTTTAAACGACATTGATATTTTTCATACCACTTTTCTCCTTCATTACTGAAAGTTAAACGGGATGTCAATAAATCTATTTCTTCAAAATCTGCTACCATCTGGACTTCTGTTTGTAAGTTGGTTCTATCATTAGTTGTAACATCTTTCGCAAAGTTCAAGAATGCCACATAATATTCTAGTGTATCCTCAGACATAATTTCGTCCTCGGGCCATCCGCATTCAATAGCGAAGTCCCAAGCTAGTTCGTATTGCTCTAAAGCAATCTCACTCCAAAATTCTTCTGTGTCTTCTAGCAATCTGTGACAACCATTGTGATCAACGTAACTCTTTTCAATAAATCCATCATACTGTCGTTCAACATGAGGTAATAGTTGTGTTCCAAAATTGTGCTCTTGTGGCTCAATATATTCCATTCCTAATAGCCTCAAATGATGTTTCAACTCGGCTTTAAGTGTGTGCAGTACGCATTCTTCCTCTGTGGGCTCAATTTCCTCTTCTTCTCCTTCCGAATCCAAAGGGATATCTACCCAGTGCGCACCTTCCATTTCTAAAACAATTGGGGATGCGATATCATCAACATCATCATCTACATCTTTTAGGTTCTGTGGTTCTGTTTGTAGTTGTATTTCAAAGCGTTTAGCTCTCTGATCGAGCGTTTCCATAAGTGAAAACTTTTCCTTGTTCCTAAGCGCTTCTTTGAATTTAGGATTAATCTTAATCTCCGAGATATTCGTTGACTCTGATTTCCTCCATGCCTCCAAATTAACAACTACTAGTGCCACAATTTCCTCAAAGGTGTAGACAATGTTGTCGATGAAACCATCTCCTGTTATTGCTGGCTTTACTGGGTGCATTAATTTAAATCTCCAATTTTCCATAAGGTGTCCATCCGGACCAATCTTTTCTTGGTGAATTAATAAATTCCTGCGCCTATGCAAAGCCACTGGGTCTCGCAATGATTTATATTCCGGCCACGCGGTATTTGTTGAGGCTATAATAACTTCGCTAATAAAAGCTCGTCCTTTATCCTCTAATCGCGCGAATTCCGGGTAATAAGCTCCATCACTAAACATTTGCAATAATTTATGCTCGGGCGCTTCCGTGCCTGCTGCATCTGTCGTGCAAGCCAAATCGTCAATGACCATTATAGCTTGCTGTTCATAATTGTCCATGAACTTCTTGATTGGCATCCAAAAATAGATGTCATCTTGCTTATATGGCGAGTTTTCAACTACACCAAATTCGGTTAATTTCTTAGCTAATAAATTTGAAGCTAAAGATTTTCCACATCCTGGTTTACCAACGAAGGTTACGCCAAAAGGGATTCTTCTAGTCAAATCACCTGCCCGAAAATTGTTGCCACGCATAAAATCTCTAAATTCTTTAATCTTTCCTAGAGTAATCTGTTTTGCTGTAGCTGATATTTTAACCATGTCATGAAGCAAGAGTCCTTCTACCTTGTTTGCACAATTTCGTAGTTCTACCATATAGTCTCCAGTTCGGATTTTCTTCATATCATCAAATGACATCAAAGGATCAACAAAAGCGTTAATCTGATCAACATAATCTGTGATTGATATATTATGCTTTGCAAAAGCTTGATCTGCTACCTTCAGGGTCTTACGACCTAGAATGTTCTCAAATAAACGTTGTAAAGCTCCGAATACTGATTCTGCTATAGTCCAGGCCGATCTAGCTCCTCTCTCGAGATTGCTAATTGAACGACCATATTCTGAATATCTCTTAATGACTTTCCAACCGTCACCGAAGCTTGTCGCTCCAGCTCCGAGGATGAGTCCGCCTAGTATCGTGGCCACACCAGCACATAATGCTGAAATTGACCAGTCATCCACCAGACCTTCCAGAGATTGTGGTTCTGTCTGTAAC